TAACGCAATTTTAGACGGGGTAGATAAACAAAAAAGTGGTTCAACATATCCTTATATTAATGCTGCTTATTTATTTGTTAATTCATTACCCGTTGCGACTTTAAGAGAAACTTATAAAAAATTATTATCTGTTGAGAATAATAGTTATGAAGAAGAAAATTTAATTGGACCAACCTTAAAAAAGTTCTCAGGGGTTCATAATTTACCATACGCTTTTATTTTAAAATATGGTTCCATATGGCATAGATATAAAAAATATATTGAAACAGGAGTTGATATTTTAGTTGATAATTCAGGGGGACAAACCCCAACATTTGATAACTTTAACTACACACAAAATTATGACCCATTAACGTTAGACGTTAATAAAGAATATTTTATAGGTAATGATACTGATTCTAATTACATAAGTTTAAGAATGAGGAATCAATCCTCAACTAGCGGACCAAACCCTATTGATGTCTTAACTATGAATATTGGATTCTATCCTAAATTAATTGATAAGTTCCATTACTTTTTAGGTAATACTAACTTTTTTGACAATTATAGCCAAAGTAATATTTTATCAAAAACTCAAAGTGGGGATTTAATTTGTATTAAATCATCTGCCGGTTCTGTCATTGGTAAGTCAAATTATTTATATGGTGGCCCAAATAGTCAACTTAATATTTTTGCTTGGTCTGTATTCACTAAAAATGATGATGGCGCTTATTGTATTATACCTTCTTATGGAAGTAACATTAAACAATACTACTATGAAATTTTTGGCGGAGATAGTCAAACATATACTGACCCTTCATTAAATAGGCCAACAATTAACGGGTCAGTTAGATTATTTTGGAATTCACCAAATTATGGATATTTTGACCATGATGCGATGAACCTACCTTCACCAAAACAATACACTAAGAAAATATATCCTGAAATATCAAACCAAGACGCATTTGCATTTGTTGATTACTCATCTATTGAGGAAATATTTACAGTATTTACTAAAAATGATTTAGATATTTTTGAGGCAGAATTTTTGAAATTTTGTTTACCAACGGTTTCAATTGAAACAAAACCAAAGTTAAACAATTTCCAAGAACTTATGAAATCATTTTTCATTATAAATCCTGAATCAGTTCAAAACTTTAAAAAAGATGATACGGGAATTAAGGCTTTCGCAAACGCTCAGTTCCCTAATGTAATATCAAATATAAAAAACTTTTTAGAAAAAACAGTTTATTTAAAATTAGGAAATTGTCATTCATTTGACAGAGATTTATTTAATACCTTCAATTTAAACAGGGCGGATGACATTGGTATTATTCAATACAATAGTTATTATGCAAATACTCCAAATGCGTTACCGTACTATAATAATAGTGTTTCATATCAAATAACTGAGACGAATTACCCTGATGCTTGGAAAGCCTTTCAAGAATATATTGGATTTAGTTCAATCGTTGAATTAGATTATGAAAATTTTAGTCGTTCATATTTATTTGACTTTTTTGTTGAAATGGATGTTGAATTTAGTGAAGAAAATGTTATAAAATTTGCACCACTTGTTAAACTTTATGCAACAAGAAAATACGAGTTAAACACTCCATCAATTTACCCATTAGACTCTACAATATTTAAAGAAGAATTTAAAAATTATATAACAGAATTTTTCTCAAATTCGTTAGATTTAAGTAAACAAGTAATTAATGACACATTGATTAGTGTTAGAAAAGGATTACCTAATGTTAATGTTGGTTCATTATCGGTACTTGAAACCGTATACCAATCAAATCCTCAAAAGGTTGAAATGTATGATAGGTTTAAAACTCTTAATGACGGATGGATTTCAGGTAGTGATTATTTAAACCCATCTCACACTTTATTTGAAGACATTGTGTTTTTTGATAGGGCGGGTAGAAATGTTGGTGCGGATATTTACTGTGACGTTAACCATGTTAAAAATATTTTATCAGGTGCGTTAAAAGAAAATCCTGTGTTTGGAATAATACAAGAGATTCTAAATCATGAAAATTTCTCAGTAACTCAAAACATGGCTTTCTGTAATTACTATGGGGTACAAAGACCAGGAGAAAACATAAATCCAAAATTTGTAGGTACTGCAGATGTTGCCAATAGTTTATTCGGTACGTTCACCACAATTGATACTCAGGACACTACTGCTAAAATAATATGTGAATTTAATGATTACCCCTCAAAGTATATTGATACTCCAAATGATAACTATAAATTTTCAAACGATTCATTTGATTTAATAAAAGTTGAAAATAACCCTTTAAGGGAAGACATTTCAAACAAAGAAGACTTTGCTTTATCAAGTAAGGTCGTTGGATTTGTGGTGGACTTTTCAAACCAAAATCAAAATGTGTTTAAAACAATGAACATAAGTTCAAGAACTGGTGGTAAAAATATAGTAACGGTCCAAAATCAATTAGATGTTATTGAAGCGTCAAGTGGTAAGAAAAGTGCGTCTCAGAGTGTTTCTTTATATAATTTTTATAAGGGACAAACTTATGACGTTGCGGTATCTGCAATGGGTAACGCTTTATTACAACCAAAAATGTATTTTTATTTAAAGAACGTTCCTTTATTTAGAGGTACATATCAAATTAATGAGGTAACACACTCAATAACTACAACTTCATTTGGTACTCAATTTATTGGAAGAAGGACTCCTGTATATTCTGTTAAGAAAATAACAGATTATTTACAAAGTTTGAAAATACAAGTTTTAGAGAAAATATTAAATGAGACTAAAAACGCGGAAGAAAAAACGCAGGGAGGTGCTACAATATACAGTGAAAGAGATAATAAAGTTATAAACTTTAAAGGTGGAAAGAGACCTACGCAAAACCAAGCTTGTAAACCAAATGACAAATATAATACATTTACCACTGAAACTCCAAAACAAGTTACAACATCAGTCACTGCATTGATTAAAAAGATTGAGGAAAAGTTCCCAAGAGTAACTGACACTACAACTGCTGACTACCAAAAGAAAGTCACTGAAAACCAAAATCTATGGTTTATAGTATTTTCAATAATTTATGTTGCAAATTTCCAAGACGGTAAAATAAGCGCGTTCAACAATAATTTTGGAAATATACCTTTGGATGTTGAGTATGGTGGAGACTTAATGAAATTGGCTAAAAAGAAATTTATTTGTTTAGAAAGTTTTGGAGGAAACTCAACAGCTTACATGACTTTTGATGATTTAGGTAAAAATATTGAATTTATAGGTAAAAAATTACAATCAAGAGCAAATGATTTCACAACATTAGATGTAAATGCAGTTCTTATAAAACAAATGACAACTATATGGACAAATTATTGGCCTAATTTTGCTAATGACATGTATACACAACTTAAACAGACTGACCCATATTCGTTTAATGAACTTGAACTAAAAGTTAAGAAATCTTTGAATTTGGCTAAGAGTAATTTCACATCTTTACCTACATTCTAATTACTTTTGAAATTTTACAATAATATTGATATTTATAAATAAAAAGTTATGGACATTAAAACTGCAATAAATAATTATCTCGGTAAACAAGCAAGAATTACTGAAAAAGATAGTGGTAACGGATTTAAAGAAGTTTGTGATTTAGATACAGGTGATTGTTATACTATAAGAATGAAAGATGGTCTTATTGAAAGAGTTGATAACACGTACCAAGCAAACAAAAAAATTAAAGTAGAGACTAATAACGGATTTAAACAACTTCTAAATGGATAACAACAACGTATCAAAAAAACTATTGTCAGAATTGACAAGACATCAATTTATTAACAACTATTTGATGGAACAAGTTCCACCTCCACCACCACCCGCACCTGATGCCGGAGCAATACCACCACCTCCTCCTGCCCCTGAAGCCGGAGCGTTAGAAACCGCACCTCCACCCGCAGCTCCTACTGCTGACGCTGCTAAAGTTGATGTAAATGCTGACCCTGATGTTGAAAAAATTGGAGATGAGAAGGGTAAGAAAAAAGATGACAAGGGGGAAGAAGAAATTGAAGTTACTGAATTAGTTAACTCTCAAAAAAACATTGAAGGAAAACAAGAAGAATACTTTGAGAATTTATTTTCACAATTACAAGATTTAGAAAGTAAATTATCAGACATGGACTCAATAGTTTCAAAATTGAACGATATTGAAATGAAGATTGAGAAATATAGAGTTAAAACACCTGAAGAAAAATTGGAATTAAGAAGTTTGGATTCAGGACCATTTAATCAAAAACTTACAGATTTTTTCTCAGACAAAGAATCTGATTTTGATGCTACAGGTAAAGAATATATATTGACTTCAGATGAGGTTGAAGATTATAAACCTGATGAGATTAAAGGAAGTTTTAATGGATTATCTAATGATGAATTAGGTAAATACTAATTTGATATTTGACATTTACGGCTGACACACTTACATTTGTTTATTAACTATTAATTTATATATATCATGGCGACAAATTCCTTAGATGCTGTACTCGCTCAGTATGAAAAAGCGAAAGGTGGAACAAGTTCCACAAACAAAATGTCTCAAGAAGACAGAATGAAAAAGTATTTTGCGGCGATTCTTACGCAAAATGAAACATCGGGTCAAAAAAGACTTCGTATTTTACCAACTCCTGACGGGTCATCACCCTTCAAAGAAGTTTGGTATCACGAAGTTCAAGTTGAGGGTAAATGGAATAAAATCTATGACCCAGGAAAAAATGACAACGAGCGTTCACCTTTAACAGAAATTCATGATGAATTAATGTCAACAGGTAAAGAATCTGATAAAGAACTTGCAAAGGCGTATAAGCCACGTAAATTCTATATTGTTAAAGTAATTGACCGTGATAACGAAGCGGACGGAGTTAAATTCTGGCGTTTTAAACACAATTACAAAAACGAAGGTATCCTTGACAAAATCATTCCGATTTGGAAGGCTAAAGGTGATATCACTGACCCTGTTAATGGACGTGATTTAATCATTGAGTTGGCCAAAGCAAAAACTCCTAAAGGAGCGACTTACACTGTAATTCAAACTGTAATGCATGACGACCCATCACCTGTTCACAGATGCTGAAACGGCTAAGGCTTGGACTGAAGACCCACTTACTTGGGCAGATGTTTACTCTAAAAAACCTGTTGAGTATTTGGAGGCGATTGCTCGTGGTGAAACTCCAAGATGGTCATCTGAATTAGGTAAATATGTTTACGGTGATAGTTCTGAAGGTGAAGAAGTTATGGGTGGAGGTTCGTATACTGACCCACAGGCAGATGCCGAACCAGATGGTGATTTACCATTTTAATTTATAAAAGGATGGGCACAAGCATAGACAATGTGTCCATCCTTTGTTATTTTTAATACAAACAATTTAAACTCATATACATTTATGGCAATAAAGAAAAAAGAATTTTCTCTTGATGCAATCAAAAACAAATATTCTACAAAAACTAAATACAAAGATACGGAGTTCTATGAAGTTGACGAAGCTTTTCATAGTGCTTGTGGTCTACCTGGTCCTGCTTTGGGCAACATCAATATGTTCTTGGGGCACTCAAATTCTTCCAAAACGACGGCACTTGTCAAAGCTGCTGTATCTGCACAGAAGAAGGGGCATTTACCCGTTTTCATTATTACTGAAAAGAAATGGTCGTGGGAACACGCCGTTGAATTAGGACTCCAAGCTGAAATGGTTGATGGAGAATGGGATGGTCAATTCTTATTCAATGATAACTTTGACTATATTGAACAAGTAACCGATTATATCAATGAATTATTAGACGAACAAGAAAAAGGAAACATTCCATACTCACTTTGTATATTGTGGGACTCAGTTGGTTCTATTCCTTGTAAGATGACATTTGATGGGAAAGGTGGTAAGCAACATAACGCTTCCGTATTAGCGGATAAGATTGGTATGGGTATTCATGCTCGTATTACAAAATCTAAAAAAGAAGATTATCCATATTACAACACTATGATTGTTGTTAACCAACCTTGGGTTGAATTACCTGATAATCCATTTGGACAACCAACAATTAAAGCAAAAGGTGGTGAAGCACTTTGGTTGGCATCAGCTCTTGTATTCTTATTTGGTAATCAAAAAAATGCTGGTATTAATCACATTACGGCAACTAAAAATGGTAGGACGGTATCTTACGCTATCAGAACAAAGATATCAGTTTTAAAGAACCATATTAATGGATTGGGGTATAAAGACGGTAAGATTATCGCGACCCCACAAGGTTACATTGCTGACGATAAGGATGCTCTTGAAAAATACAAAAAAGAGTATTCTCAGTATTGGAACGCTATTCTTTCAGGGACAGGAGAGATTACTCTTGATGAAACTGAAGAAACTTTTACAAACGAAAACGAACCATTTTAATTAGCTCTTAGTGAAACGAACTCTCCTTGTAGACGGGAATAATTTGATGAAGAATGGGTTTCACGGTGTGAAAGATTACTTTCATAACGGAGAGCATATCGGAGCAATTTATCACTTCATTAATACTTTACGAAAGTTTATTGATGAACAAAATTTAGATAAGGTAGTTGTATTTTGGGATGGTGAGGACTCCACAAGTATTCGTGGAGTTCTTTACCCCAAATATAAACAAAACCGAAAGTTAGTTATGGAGGACGCAATCTTTATGTCCTACCTAAGACAAAAAAATCGTATTAAACAATATCTTGAGGAGATATATGTTAGACAAATTGAAATTTCAGGACGAGAAGCTGATGATTTAATTGCTTACTACTGTCAAGTATCTGAAAACGAAGAAAAATTAATTTTTTCATCAGATAGAGATTTAACACAACTGATTTCTGAAAAAG